ATTATTTTGCTTGGCATCGCAGTCAAAGCGGTCAAGGAGTACCTCATCAAAGAGGGTGGTGAAAAGACTGTCAAAATCGCTGAAATCCTAGCTAAAAATGCAGTTCATTCCGTGGAGCAGGTCGCATCTGAGACTGGCTTCAAAGGTGATGAAAAGCTAGAGCAAGCTCGTGATAAAGTCCGAGCTGAACTTACAAAATACAACATCAGCATGACTGATAAGGACTTAGACACCTTTGTAGAGTCAGCAGTGAAGCAGATGAATGACGCTTGGAAAGGACAAGAGTAATGGATATCGATACAAGCAGACTACGCACGGACTTGCCACAAGTTGGGGTGCAACCTTATCGACAAGTACACGCCCACTCAACTGGCAACCACAACTCAACAGCTCAAAATGAAGCTGACTATCACTGGAGAAAGGACCCTGAACTAGGGTTCTTTTCTCACGTAGTCGGGAATGGCCGTGTCATGCAGGTCGGGCCTGTAAATAATGGATCTTGGGACGTTGGGGGCGGTTGGAACGCTGAAACCTATGCAGCTGTTGAGCTGATTGAAAGTCATAAGACACAAGAAGAATTCGACCGTGATTACAGGTTATACGTTCCGCTTTTGCGAAATCTTGCGGACGAAGCAGGATTGCCGAAAACACTTGATACAGACGACTTGGCAGGTATCAAAACACATGAATACTGTACCAACAACCAGCCGGATAACAGTAGCGACCACGTTGACCCGTATCCTTATCTTGCGAAATGGGGCATCAGCCGTGAACAGTTTAAACATGATATTGAGAACGGGTTAGGCTCTGAAACAGGCTGGCAGAAGAATGATACAGGCTATTGGTATGTACACTCAGACGGCTCTTATCCAAAAGACAAGTTTGAGAAAATCAACGGAACCTGGTATTACTTCGATAACTCAGGCTACATGCTTGCAGACCGCTGGAAAAAGCACTCAGACGGCAACTGGTACTGGTTCGACAACTCAGGCGCAATGGCAACAGGTTGGAAGAAGATTGCTGACAAGTGGTACTATTTCGACGTTGAAGGTGGCATGAAAACAGGTTGGGTTAAATACAAGGATACATGGTACTACCTTGATAGCAAGGGCGGAAACATGGCATCTAATGAATTCGTCAGAGCAGGTCAAGGCTGGTATTACATTAAACCAGACGGAACAATGGCAGACAAGCCAGAGTTCACAGTTGAGCCAGATGGGCTTATAACAACAAAATAAAATGTGATATAATAGTTATGAAATAACGGAGGAAATTATGAATCATGAAAAAATCGGTCAGGTTACCGATGAAGTAAAAGAAATTTTTAATATTATTCTTGAAGCAAGTGAAATCAAGGTCAACAAAGAAGGTTTGAGAAGCCATATGTTGAAACGCCATCATAATGATGTGATCCATCATATTGAAGACTTGGAACTCATACTAAGAAGTCCAGATTTCGTTGGGGTCAATCCACGAGAGAAAGACGCTAGTTTTGAATATGTAAAAAAATTTGATGATAATGTTCTCGTTGCCATCAAGTTACATAAAAGTGGCGATTTCTTTTATGTTCCGACCATGTATCGCTTACAAGATTTCAAGTTACAAAATCGTATTAAGTCTGGTAGATTGAGAAAGCTTGACAAAAAAAGCAGTTAGTGCTAGAATAACATTAACGGAAGACATTTGAGGGCAGAAAGGTTCCTGCCGCACCTTGAAAAAGGTATCTGAGATGCTGGGTACACCGACCAGCCAAGTGTCCGTTATTTCAAAGGAGGGAGCTTAAATGCTCCTTTTTTTATTTAAAATTTCAAAAAATAAAATGAAAGGAAACTTTCTAAAATGTTCTTTCACCGCAGGCTCAGGCTTGCGGTTTTTTTGTTTGCTCTGAAATTGACTTGTTGAAGTCAACAATTAGCTTTATAAAGCGCTTGGTTGCCAGTTTTGTTGACGTCAACAAAATTAGAGTTTGTATTTCTATTTTGCAAAAACACGCATTTTGAACGATTAGAAACAGAAATTACAATCCTATTGTTCAAAAAATCGCTTTCTTGAAGAATAGGGAGGAGGAATGGCAGGGTATTATTGTCAAAAACGGTGTTTTGTTAAAATTAATATTTTTGATGAAGATTTTTTATTTAAACATAGCATTAGAGATCACGATTTTTGGTACCCATTTTGGTACCCAAAAGTAATTTATATGTCACTTTTTTATATATCGCAAACCATAAAAACGTTGATTTGACAAGACTTTGAACGCTATTTAACTTTATTAAAATCTATTTTTATAAAACAAGTTTCTGTTTACCCAATCGCTAAATAATCGCTCTAAGTAGCATTAAATAAGGCTTTCCGAGTTTTCGGAGAGCCTGTTTTTTTGTTTTGGTACCCATTTTGGTACCCATATTTTAAAAACCTATGTAAGAAGCGAATTTATCAGCCACTTCATCCTTTGCTTTTTGAGTGACGTGAGCATATATGTCCATGGTCGTTTGAATGTTCTCGTGACCGAGTCTTTCTTGAACCTCTTTGATGGTAGCACCAGCTTCAAAGAGCAAGGAGCAATGGGTATGTCTGAAACCGTGAGGTGTGATACGTTTAAAATCTGGATACTTCCTCCAAATCCTGTTAAGCATATTGTTAACATGGACGACACTTTTCGGCTCGCCGTTTTCGTTTTTGAAGAGGAGTCCTTTAGTACTATACTTGTGCCATTCTTTTAAAACTTCAATTGTCTTTTTATCTAGGGTAATTGTTCGGGCACTCTTTTTTGTCTTTGGAGTCTGAAAGATAAGTTTATTATCTCCCCCCTTAGCCAAGGTTTGATTAACAGTTATCTGTCCGCTCTTCAGATCGATATCAGACCATCTGAGGGCGCTGATTTCATTCTTTCTCATTCCAGTAAATGCCAGCAGACGGAAGAATGTAAGCATCTCTATATCATCAAAATCATTAACGATTTCAAAAAACTCTTGCAGCTCTTCTTTGTTGTAGAACTTTTCTAGTTCATCTGTATTATTTTTTTGTCGTTTAGGCTTCAATGTCTTTCTCATTGGATTATTTTCAATCAATTCCATTGAAATAGCGTAATCGAATATTTGGTTAGCTATGCTGATGATCCCAAAGAACTGCTTGTATTCTGAAGCCCATTTATTGACTTGATTTTGACACATGACGAGACTAATCTTATTGATAGCCTTATCCCCAAAAAACGGGAGTATGAGTCTCTCTGCTTTGTCTATTTGGCTTATATATGTCGATTCTTTGACAGCGCCTTTATAATGTTCTTTCCAAACCTCAAATACCTGTCTAAAAGTAGTAGTGGTATTTTTTGCTCTAAAAGTTTTCTTCTCATACTCAGCTAAGCATTTTGCTTCAGCAAGTCTTGCTTCACGCTCTGTTTTAAAACCACGACGTTTGGTAATAATTTTTTGATTTGTTAAAGGGTCAAGTCCGTGATATGCTTTAAAGTAATAAGCAGTAGTACCATTTTTTTGGTATTTTCCAATCATTGATTTTTACCTCATTTCTTGATAAAATGGGTATAAGAAACCGACCTTTTGAATGGTTGTTTCTTATACAGGATATCCTCACACTCAAGATTTGGCGATGGCGAGTGTGGGGATTTTTTTATTTTTGTACTAGGATAGCGATAATTGAAACCACAATCCCGATAATTGAAAGAAGAGATCCGATGGTTAATGCGATTAACCATTTTTTGTTTTCTTCTTTCTCTTTTTGTTGCTCCAATTTGAAATCAGAGAACATCTTTTCCATTCGAAGTCCCATATTTTCAAAACCATCACGCATTTCAGTTCTGGTTTGGTCGAATTTTAAATCAACCTTTTCAAAACCATGTTTGACATCAGAATTGATTTTATCAAGTTTTAAATCGATTTCTGTCTTGGTATATGTATCGTTTGCCATATATCGTTCCTCCAATTCTCTTGTTTCCTCCATTATATCATTATTTTGTATGGGTACAGTTTTTAACGACGGTTTAGAAGCATGAATAGAGGAAACGTTAGAGGTAGTAGGTTTGAAATTGTTTTGTAGTTCTGACATAGCTTACCCCTGATTTATAAAAGAATGGTAACTATATGCTTCATCTAACTGATTTCCATCCTCGTCAGACAGATTGAAATAAAAGTAAAAATCATTCGGGAACCGAATTGTAAAACTAAAATCAAAATGACCTGTCGATTTCCCGTAATTATCTTTCAAATCTATGAACTCACTTTGAGGTATGTTAATCCTTGTAGCATGGACTGGGTAATTTATGCCATCTTGAAAATAAGCATTCACGGATAATATATAAGTTTTACCGGGGATTAAATTAAAAAAATCTAAAAAAGCGATCAGATTTGTCGAGCCAGGGAATGAGTCGAAATTAGTTACTGTACCTAAGAGTTGACCACTTTCAGGTTGAACAATTCGAATCGAGGTCATTTTTTCCTTAAACGGATTGCTCTTTTGGTTAAAGCTACTCATGTTTTCTCCTTTTTTAATTTACTAATGATAAATATTCTTCCTTGACCATGATTTCGTTTGTCATGGTTTTGAGGTTGTATTTTTCCATGAAATGGAGGTAGTTGAAATTAGTGATGTCATCCATCGTTTCTAGTTCTTCTTTTAGCAGGTAGTGGATCATGTTTCTATCTGCTTGGAGTTCGTATTCTTCTCGTCTTCGTTTATACTGCTCCGGGTTGTGGTCTTTGTGCCCTATCTCGTGATAGATGACTTTCTTTTTCTCAATATCATCTAGGTAAGTGTCTACCGCTATAAGATTGTAGGGTTGGTTGTAAAGTCCTTTATTGTGGGAACCTCTACCATCAAAATAAACTAGATCGATACCTTGTTCAGAACAGACTTGTTCGGGTGTTGTCATAGGCAAGTATTACTTTCTATTTCTCATACGAGCTTCTAGTAGTGAGGAGATGAGGTCTAAATCCTCGTCGTTGAGTTCGTGTCCATCGTAAAAGAAGCTTTCTGCTGCGTCCTTTTTGAGGTCTATTTCTGTTTTTGTGACGGTATCCCCAGCGATAACTGGGTTATCTGTTCGTCCGAGCAGGTAGTCGGTGGATACGTTGAAGTAGTTAGCAATTTCTGCTATACGTTCAGCATTTGGCGTAGAGTTTTTTATCTTATACAGTGTATTTCTGCCATAACCTAAGTCTTCTTCGACTTGTCCAAGAGATTTTCCACGCTTTTTTGCCAATTCTTTTATTTTTTCAAATGTCTCAAACATTGTTAAATCAACCTTTCTAAGACATTACAAAAAATATTTAACAAATTCGGTGTAAAAAGGTTGACTAATTATCCCAAAAGGTGTAAAATGTTTTTTGTAAGTAAGTTACAACTAAAAAAACAACTAAGAAATAAATTATAAAAAATGTTTTGGCGAACGGTATTTATGGATTTATTAGTGTTTTTATTATGCTTTCATTTTAGCCGATTTGGTGTTAGTTGTCAAGCATAATGCAGAAAAATAGTTAAATTTTTAGTTGTTTCTTGTTTACTTGTTCCTTGACAATTGAATAGAGCATGTGAGATAATATAGGGGAAGTGAAGATGTAGTCTACTATAACTACAAAAAAGCCCCTGCTGATAACCACAAAAGCAAGGGCTTTTTCTAGTCTACGCTAGAAAGGTGGGTTGGTCGCTATTTCTTGTTTAGCCATTTTTCAATGACTATCAGGATGATACCGACCACCAAGGGTAGAATAATATTTGTGAGGATGTAATCTACCATAGGCTCCACCTCCCTTCTAAGGCAGATGTGCCGTCACTATTATATCACATGCTCTATCAGTTAGATAGGGCATTTTTTATTTTTGGAAAAAGGAGGAACGTATATGCCAGATATCACAAACGGTCGTGAAAAAGTTAATACTTTCTTGAAAGAGAAAGGGATCAAAAAAACAACTCTAGCGGTTGCTTATGGCTTTAAACGACAGGAAGTAACAAATATTCTAAGTGGAACGACTAAAGGTCCACGAGCGAACAGTTTCATTCTTCAAGTGATTGAAGATTATGGGATTGAGTAGGAGGACGGATGGAAGAATTTATTGATGCTCTTGAAAAAGAAAAAGACCACCTTGAAAAAATCATTAAGGTAGTCAGCGCTGGTGGTAAATTTCTGAGATTGCCGTATCAAAAAAAGTCACGCTCGATTAGTGAGAATCTGAAATTGATTTCTCAAAATCTTGATAGACTGAGCGAGCAAGTTCGATAAACCAAGCTTCGGCATCCATGATTTCAAGATGACGAAAGAAACCTGTTTTGGTTTCCAGTTCGGAATCGTGTGCATAACGTAATATTTCTCTAGCAAAGATGGTTTCAAAATCAAAATCTTTACCATCATCGTAGATGTCGCGTTTGCTTGCTATTGTCAAATATTCTTTAAAAGTCATAACATTACCTCCTTTCTGCTTATATTATAGCAGAAATGGAGATTAGAAATAGAAAGGAGGACAAACCATGAAAGAAACAATAAACGAATTTTTAAAATTCAGAAGTCAATTTACAAAACGAGAATGGATTGAAATTAACCAAGTTGTAGAAGCTCGTTTAAATGAAAAAGCCGACCAGTTGAAACTGGACGGCTCAGATGTAGAAATCATTTCTAAAAGACTAGAAAGAGTTATCTAGAAACGATTTGAATAAAAATTGGATGGATACGATAGTCAGCGCCACGATAGTGAATGTAGATATAATCCTGATGGTACATCGAGTTTGCTTCAGGTTTAGAAATTGGTGAGTAGAGTTCTGCATTTTCTTCCCACCAAATGTAAGGACTAGCCATATTTGGTCCCATTACACAATCGTCTTCAGCTGATAGATTCACCCAATTTCCGCAAAGACATGCGTGAATTTCAGTCATAACATTACCTCCTTTCTGCTTATATTATAGCAGAAATGGAGATTAGAAATAGAAAGGAGTAGGATGGAAGAAAATAAAGAACATCTTCATGAACGCATAAAGCATTTTCAGTCATTGATTGATTATATGTCTGAGCGTGGGCAAAGGTATTATTTAGAAAAAGATTGGTTTGATAACCCAACTCTAATTTCTATAGAAGGAGCAAAAAAAGAAGTAGAACAAGCTCAGAAAAAGCTAGAACTACTTCCTAGACGGTCTGTTATGGGATGTATTTTGCAATTACTGCAAAGGAGAAAAGGAGGAAAGAATGAGTGAGCTAGGACTAATCATAGTAACAAGCGTAAATGTGGTTTGTGCTGTAATAAATCTATTTTGCTTTATTAAAGACAGGATGGAATGATTTAGATTTAGAAAGATAATGAATTTGTCTGTTGGTCTTGACCTTGATAGTATGTGGAGGTTCGTTAAGGTAGTATGACAACTTTTCGAATGAGTATGGATTTAATTCTATTTCATCTTCAAATGGTGTAGAGTACCAATCTACGTTAAACAAGGTCTGTGTACTACTAACCAAACCAAAAGGGTCTGATTTTATCTCAGGAAAAGCAGTAGCTGGATTAAATCCGTTGTCAAAAATTTCTTTTCCGTTTTTGTCAAACAGTTGGATATTCTTGATTACGACATTTGAGTTGGATTGGTTAGACAAAACAAAACTGTATTGATAACAGGAGTATTCGTTCATTCTCTTTTTACGGAATTTAGAAATACTCAATTTCACTCTATTGACTTTCAAAGAGTAAATCAAGCTAACAACACCAGTAATAGCACCAAGCCAAGCGGCAGAAATATTCAAAATATCAATCAAACTAAACATCCGAATTACCTCGTTTTTAATTTCATTATACCATAAACAAAAAGGAGGACGGAAATGAGACCAAGACGATATCCGTATAGTGGAGAAATAAAAAAGCCTATCAATTTACAGATAGACTTAGAAAAATTCAAGCGTCTTAGCTATGAAGCCATTCATGATACTTCTCAAGTAACTCAATAGGAGGAAGGAATAAAATGATTCACCATTATATAACTCACTATGCCAGCAATGGGAAAGATTACGCCGAAGCATGGATTCAAATTGATTTTTTTGGAATGTGCTTTTGTGTATGGAAAAAGCGTACAACCATTGAACGATTGTACGCAAACGAAGATTAGACTTTTTTCCAGCCGTTGCCTTTAGCAGATGTCGGAGGGAGCCGATCACCTTTTTCGATAGTTGCGGTATGACCATTAGCGACTTTGCCACCACGAGGTCCTACCTCTACATAGCGACCAGGTTTCTGATTATCTGTTCCAGGTTTTATTGGAGTATTTGCCATACTATCTTTTCCTTTCTATTGGAATTTTGACTAAAACGGTGAGAGGTCCTAGTCAAGATTATTATAGCAATCGAGGAGAAAAAAACATCAGTCTCAAGACTGATATAGGAGTCTGAATGGAAGATAAAGTCATTGAACTTGCTGATTACTTCATCAGCGAATCTACAACGTACAGAGAAGCAAAAATAGCGTGTGAGAAGCTATTTAGACAAGTCAGCCATGAGATAGAACTCAGGGCGCTGGAAAGTAAGACAGTTTGACAACAACGAAAAAAAGCACCTAACGAAGTCAGGCGCATACTAATATAACTAACTGAATTATAACACATTAGGAGGCTATTGTGAACCTACTTAGTGAAGAATGTGAAAATGGTATCCGATTAGATGTAAGAACTCAATTCAAGGAATCATTTCAAGAGTTACTTGACCATGAGACGTTGGAGAAACGTTGGCTATCAATAGAGAGTGCTGCTAACTACTCAGATTGTAGTGCAAATACTATCAGGAAATGGTTAAGAATGGGATTGAATCTTTACAAGATAGACGGAACCAAGAGAATTGACAGAAAAGAATTGGATGAGTTTATCCAAGCGTATTTAGTAATTTAAAACAGGAGAGAAACAAATGTTTGAACCACCGATTTTAAATCAATTAATGGGAGTAGGAAGTTTGCTGATTGGATTTGCAGGAGCTTGTCGTCATATCAAATTGCAGGAACAACGCAAGGAAGAAGAAAGACGAGAAGAGCAAGAATTTGCGTCTATGATTATCCAAGGGTACAACCATGCATACGAACGTGGTAGAGAGGCAGAGCGCCAAGAAATTCGCAAGAATATTCGTCGTCCGTTCAAGGGATTTACATACGACAACGAACCGCCTGTAGGTTTGCGCCCTGAGCCTCTAGCATTGCCAGAACCACGGAGAGTGCAATATGCAAATCGTATGGGATAGACAAGCGTGGGATTTATCTACCTCTTGAATGTGTGAAATGTGAGAGCGTGGAAATCAAAAATGAATTTAAAGGAAGGGCGTATGATTGATGGATTTACATCATAAAGGGAAGTCATTTCTCAGAGCAGAAGTGACTGAGGAACAGAAAGAATTTGTAAAATTACTGGCTGATATCAAAGGAATTCCAACTCAAGAATTTCTTGGACAAGTTGTTGAAAATTTTGTAAACAACAATAGACAACTAATTGATAAATATCAAAACGATTTGAAAGCATTGATTGAAGATGCAAGTTCAAACGTGAATATGAACGTGTAAGGAGAGGACAAATGACTCAAGCGGAACGAATTAGGGAATATTATAGAGAGCACCCTGCTGCCTCATATGATGAAGTAGCTGAGGTCGTTGGTACAACAAATAGTAATGTGAGAGCGAACCTGGCCAAAGACATCAAGGCAGGCAGATGCGTTCGCTTGGAAGATAAGTCATACGATTACTCGCCTTACTTTAATCACACACAAGCGCTCACGGAGTTGGTCGACTGGAAGAATGATACTAGACGTGAGTGGGTGGATATGCTGACAAGAGCAGCAGAGAAAGAAACGGATAGCAACGTTATGCGTTTGCTGATCAAAGAAGCAAATAAATTGATGAAAGAGGTGACGAAGTAGATGGTTCGAAATAAATTGACAGATTTAACCAATACTCTTTTTGCCCAACTAGAAACGTTGGACGATAGAGATCTTACTGATGATGAATTAAAAGTGGAATTGCAGCGCTCGAAACAAATGGTCGCTATCTCAGGTCAAATCTTACAAGCAGGTCAATTGGCCTTGGATGCCGAGAAGTTCAAAGACAAGGTAGGTGAAGTCAATGCCCCGATCGCTTTGCTGGAAGGATGAGTACACGGAGTACATGCATGAAATATGCCCTGGTCGATTAACTCCCGAAGTAACTAGGTTACTAAATGAGAAATTTGGGACAAACTATACCAAGGCTCAAATAGGTGGCGTACGCGAACGCCTTGGATTACCGGTTGGAAAAATCTATCAAGGTAAATTATTGACAAAAGAACAACACGATTACCTTGTATCGATCCAAAAAAATAAGATTTCTCGTGATGTCGCAAATGAAATGAACCAAAAATTCGGATTATCACTGACTGAGAAACAGATTAGGAATTATCGGAGAAGGAATAATCTACATAGTGGGTTGACAGGGAGGTTTGAGAAAGGTCAGACTCCTCACAATAAGGGGAAGAAATACCCCAATATGCCAAAAAACAGCGGGCAGTTTAAAAAAGGTAATCGACCTCCGAATTATGTACCTGTCGGCACTATCAACTACACAACAGACGGTTATCCAAAAGAAAAAATCGGGGAGCCTAATCGATGGGTTTTGAAACATCGTAAAGTCTGGGAGGATCATCACGGGCCGATACCAAAAGGGTACTCAATTGTTTTCCTGGACGGTGATAAAACAAACTATGATATTTCAAACCTGGCATGTTTATCTAAAAACGAAATTGCTAGAATGAATCAAAATCATTTATTCACGTCCAACGCTGATTTAACCAAATCAGGTATTGGACTAACAAAACTTACAAACAAAATCAGAGAGGTAGAAAAAGATGGCTAGTTTATACGAACTGACAGGTCAGTTTCTGACAATTTATCAAATGGATATTGACGACGAAACAAAAACGGACACGCTTGAGGCTATTGATTGGCAAGAACAATTCGAACAGAAAGCAGAAGGATATGCCCATGTTATCAAGAATCTAGAAGCCGACGTGGCCATGTATGAGGCTGAGGAAGAGAGCTTCAAAGCCAAGAAACAGGCGGCCCAGAAAAAGCTGGATTATGTCAAGGATAATATTATGGCAGCTATGAATGTCACAGGTCAGACAGAAGTCAGAAGTGGTGCGCTGACTTTGAAAGTGCAGAAAAATCGTGAGTCTGTTCAAGTGGATGAAGACTTACTGCCTAAGAAGTACTTTGCTAAGAAGATTGAATCGAAACCGGACAAAAAAACACTCAAAGAATTGTTGAAGACTGGTAAGAAAATTAAAGGTGCGGAACTTGTCCGGACAGAAAAGTTGGTGATTAAGTAATGGAATTGATGAATAAAACACGAGTAACAGATTCACTAGCAGTTGTGATTGGACCAGAATCGATTGAAGTACTTGTTACTGAAGGTTTTCTATTTGATGTTGCAATTCGCTTTGTAAAAGTAGATGAAACAAATCTTGATCAAGGAAATGAAAAGCCGGTATTTACTCCAGAGTACAAGCTGGTAACAGTCGCTAAATATAAGGAAAAACCTATCTTTGAATCGGAAGAAGATATTCGAAAATTCGAAAAATAAGCAAAAGAAGTTAAATCGCTATTTGCCTTTGCAAAGGTGAATAAACAAAATTGGTTTAACACTGCCCTTTATCCGGGAGTGCTGACTGAGAAAGTTGGTGTTTGATGAAAATTTTAGCTATTGATCCAAGCAGTAATAAAATTGAAACCAGCACAACAGGAGTTGTCTTGTTGGATAATGCAAGATTAATTGATAGCTGGGTTGTCTCTTATGGTATGAGAGGTTTCGCTGATTGGTTTCATGAAATCGGAGAGAGTCTTGAATTTGATGTAGTCGTTGTTGAGGAATACAAAGTTAGAGATAATGACAAGTCCAAAGATAATAGCGTGCTTGAGACCATAGCTTATATTCAGCTTTGTTATCCGAATTTAATCTTACAGAATAATGCAGGGTATAAGTCGGATATTCCAAACGATCTTTTGAAAATATTAGACCTTTGGAAATTTGAAAAAAGTCATCATCAAGATATTCGAGCAGCGGCAAGACTTGGATTATTTTGGGCAATGAGAAATGATATTGAAGAAGTGGTTCATGATATCGGAAAGGTGGTGAGTGAGTATCACAATAACGCTAAGAAAGTGGCAAGCTGAAGCGATTAAAAGAAGTGAACATTTATCTAATGGAATCTTTTTAGAGGCTCTTGGAGGCAGAGGCAAAACTATCTGTGCACTTGCTATTGCAAAACATAAAAAAGCTAAAAAAATCATCATCACAAACAATCGACTAGCTATTCTGAATGGTTGGATAGATGCAGTCAAGTTTATGAATTTTGATAAAGGTGTTGAGATTATCATTCAGACAGATAGATATCTTCAAAATCAAGTCAAAAAGGGGCATAAATTAGATTGTGATGTGCTGATAGTAGACGAATGGCAGAATATGTCTTCTGACAAACAGGTGGCCTTATATCGCAAAATAAAGCGAAAATACACGATAGGTCTTTCAGCGACACCAATTCGGAAAAAAGGACAAAATTTCTATCCGCTTGAAAAAACGGTATTTGGTTGGGCAACCCCAAATAATAAATTTGACTGGCAAAAGACTCATGGAAAAATGGTCTATGATCCATTTAGTTATTCAAAAGAAAAGTGGGAAGATTTCAGAGATTATGAGAAATACATCTCAGATTTACCAAATTTCTTCAGATGGGAAGAAATCGAAGAAATCGAAAATGCAGTTGAAAACAACGGTTTTGAAATTAAATTTTATCCAGTCAAGGTAGAACCAGGGAACAGCGATAAGCTGGCGGAATTTAGAAGGCTAAATCTTGTAAGGGTAGGTGGCAAGACTGCAATGGCTAAACAATCATTTGGAAGGAAGACTTTTGAGCGCTATCTTAATCAAACGGGCGTAGCAGTCGATTTCCCAAAATTAAAACCAGTCAACGCTGATACGCCCTTACTATTAAAATTAGATGGACTAATCGAACGAGCACCACACGATATGCTGATTGTCAGCAAGTCCAAGCAGATTGTAAATGTTATTCGAGAACGTCATCCAGATATTGGCATATGGACAGGGGATATTCAAGACGGTCTTGGTAATCAAGTGGTCGTTGCTACCAACCAAGTCTTGGGAGTGGGTGTTGATGGCTTACAACACAAATACCAAACAATCGTTGTTCTGGACCCTGTAGAAGAAAGTTCTGGGGAATATGACGACTATCGACAATTGCTGTGGCGCATAACAGGAAGTCGTCAGCAACATGATGTAAATGTAATTGAATTTTATTATAAAGAAAGTTAAAAAAAGAGGAAAACAAAATGAATAAAACAACTGGAATGATCGTATTGCGTAGCCGTAAAACTGGAGAATTTCTTAAATCTTACAAGGACAAAAGTTCTTTGGCATTTGTAGCTGACTTTTGCTGCTTGGAACATTGTTTGAAGCTTCCTCGTAAAAAATACGAAGACAACAAAAAGACTTACAAGGCTCTTGCTGCAGCTTTTGACTGTGAAATTGTCGCTGTTGAAGCGGAATACAAATTGACCTATCCGAATGGCTCAGAAGTTGAACCTATCAAGCGTGACCGTTCATCAATTGAGGACATGATTAAGGATATTATTGGAGGGCTTCTCTAATGGCATTTACACTTCCAGCAAATAAACCACGAGTTCCAGTGGATACTCCAAGAAATTTTTTTTTCTATGGGGCTACAATGAGCGGAAAATCTTACCTGGCCAACGAATTTCCAAACCCTATCATTTTAAATACGGACGGAAACGCTAGCGCAAATAGTGTTCCAGCAATCCAACTTGTTAACGAAAAGGACAAGAACGGTCATATCATAAAATCAGTGATTGAGCAGCTTAGTGAAATCTTACTGGCTCTTCAAACACAAAAACATACTTATGAAACAGTAGTAGTTGATGTTATTGACGATGTTATTGACATGATCAAAATTGCTGTATGTGGTGAATTTGATGTTAAGTCACTATCAGAAATCGGATACGGTAAAGGTTATGATTATTTCAATCAAGCTTTGACAGAATTGGTTATTGATCTTAAAGCTCTACCAATGAATGTTATCTACATCAGCCGTGAAATCACTGAATACAATGACGATGGAAAAGCAGTTAAGACTTTACCAAGTTTACGTGAGAAATATGTCAACCTCATCAATGGAAACTCAGACTTGATGATTCGGACTGAAAAACTTGGGAACAACTACAACCGAGAGGTTATCCGCAAACGTAAAACTTACAAATCTGACCAGATTGACGATAAGGCAATTTTGAAGATTTTGCAGACAATTGACGGTGCTGTTACTATGACAGCTACCAAATCAACAAAGACCCCAAAAACAGAAGCACCTAAAGAAGTTGAAGTAGCTGCTGAAGATGATATTTTTTAAGAAATAGAGGAGAAAAAATATGAGTTTATATGATATTGCAAAACAATTAAAGGCTAACGGATATGATCCACGGAAAGACAAAGTTAATAACGGAAACCAGCATCTTCCCGGTGGTGAATATCAGGTTATTTTAACAAGTGTTGAGGCCCGTATTGCTGATAGCAAATGGGAATCTATCAATTACGCCTTCGAAGTCCGTGATCCAGAAAGTCCATTCAACGGTCGTACACAATTCATTGGTATGGGAACCCTTGTTGATTGGGTAAAAGACGGTAAGAAGATGGATTTGACAAATATGGTTGAAACAACGGTCAAATTTTTCCAAAAAACTCTTGAACTAGCAGATGACAAAATGCGTGGTGCAGACCTTGAGGACAATAAGTCTATGGAAGAGGCTTTGAAGCGTAAGGCAGTCGGTACAAAATTTATCTTGGTTATTGATGAATACACCAAACGTGACAAATCGACAGGTTACAATTATGATCTTGAAGAATATATTGGAAACAAAGTCGAAGCAACACCAAAATTTGATGATGATGACCTCCCTTTCTAAATAATAGTAAGTTTTGGGTCATTGATGAAACTGATGAAAGATTAGGACCATTCAATACATTTGAAGACGCTTATCAATCGTTGTTATTTTATTTAAAAATGACTGAAGATGAATATCAATCAAATTATATGGCCCAAGAACTTGTTTATATTTACAAAGAGGAGAAGTAATCATGCCGTCAATGAAAGAATACGCATTGCAGTATCAAAAATTGGGATTTTCAGTAATACCCATCAATCCAAAGAATAAGATGCCTTTGATTGAATTTGCCGACAAGCCTGCCATGACTACAGCTGAAATTGAAAACTTTTGGGATGGCTACCCTAATGCAAATATAGCTTTAAAAACAACTAACTTTTTTGTTATCGATATCGATAAGCACGGCAATTCCAACGGCTTTGAGTCACTTAAAAAATGGAAATATTTGGGATTGATTGAACCGACACTGCAAGCTAAGACGGCAAGCGGTGGGAAACACCTCTTTTATTTTAAGAGAGAGGATACCCCTATCACTCAAATGATTAATTTCTTACCAGGTGTTGACATCAAAGCCCATGAAAACAATTATGTTTTGGTTGCTCCGTCAGCAACAGAAAAAGGGCAGTATGAGTGGGATCTGGAAAAATCTAAGGAAGGTGGTACTATGATTACTCCTTCAAAAGAATTAATCCAGGCTATTAAAAAACAGTATGGCGAAACTCATGGCTATAAGTATGATGGTAAGGATGGTCTTAGGGACTTAGCTAGACGTTCACATACTAGAGAACGAACACAGACTACAGATCTCTTTGAAACCATCTGCCTTGGCTTTGGTGATGAGGGTGGGCGAAATGACAAACTAGCAAAATTCGTAGGTGGTCTATTATATCGAGCAGTTGATGATGAAGTAGTAATTCAACTTGCAAGACTGGCAAATACTAACAGTCGAAATCCTCTATCAGAAAAGGAAGTAATGCGTACTGTTGAAAGTATGATTAAAAAAGATAGGAGGTGAGAGAAATCGGTGATGTAGTGAGTATAAATTCACAAGACAGAATGATCACAAATGCAAAAGGTGACATCAAAGCGAACAGCCCGATGAATGTACTTGTAGCGTTTAAAGCTGATGATCAACTAAGTATTTATTTAAAACACAATGATTTTTCCCAGGAACATGAACTCCTTAAAGATATCAAGATTGGCAATACTCTTTTTAAAAAAGGTGAGCTCCCTTCTAACTTTGATTCAGTCGTAAAAGTTTACTTTGAAAGTGTATTAGGTGTTGCTTTCTCAAACCAAGCGATGCTTGATGGCATGGAGACTTTCTTTTCAGAAAGATCATACAATCCAGTTGTTGAGTATATGGAGAGAGCAGCTGAAAAGTGGGACGGCAGAAACCGGATTGACCGCATGCTTCAAGTATATCTCGGCGCTGAAGATATCCCTTTAATTTCTAAAATCGCTCAAATGTGGCTAGTTGGTGCAGTTGCTAAAGTTTATGATCCATACGTTAAGTTTGACTATGTTCTGGACCTGGTCGGTGGACAAGGAGTTGGGAAAACATCCCTCCTTCAAAAATTGGGTGGCGAATGGTATACGGATGCCGTAACAGATTTCTCTAATAAAGATAATTACGACATTATGTTAAAAAGTTTAATCGTCAACGATGATGAAATGGTGGCCAGTAATAGGATGAGCTTTGCTGAAACGAAAGCCTTTATATCAAAAACTAGCTTACGGTATCGTAAGCCTTACATGAAGCGTACCGAAGAGTTCGCTAAGAACTTCATCTTAGCAAGGACGACGAACCAAAAAGAATACCTTAAGGATAAGACAGGGGAACGACGGTTCTTATCTGTGATGGCAGATGCTAGCAAGCAGAAGAGACATCCGATGGAAATCGAACCTGAGACAATTGAGCAGATTTGGGGCGAGGCTGTCACAATCTATAAAACTGGTGTTGATTTGATGTTTGATAAGAAGACAGAAGAAGAGCTGAACATCTATCGAGAGCGGTTCATGTATCGTGATGAAGTTGAATTACAGGTGCTTGAATATCTTGATATGCCCGTCCCTGAAAATTGGCAAAACTGGTCTATTCAGCAACAACATCAATACACAAGTAAATATTTTGATAATAGTAGCGACTTTGAACCTGGTATCAAAAAACTAGATAAGGTCTCGACTCGTGAAATGATGTACAACTTATTTATGAGAAATTCAAATGATAGGAAACTTTCGACAAAGATAAACATGATCATGGATAATCATCCTGATTGGAAAAAAAGTGTTTTCCGGGCAGGTGGTAAAAGCACAAAAGGGTTCGTAAGAGTGAAAGATTCGGAAAAATCTAATCGGTAGCAATTAAAAATTTATCGGTAGTCATCGGTAGCAGTTGAGGGTATAGAACGGTAGCATTCTACCGATAAAATGAGACATCGGTAGCACATCGGTAGCAGTCTAACCCCTTGATATTACTGACTTTTATTTAATATTTATATATAATGCTACTCTTCTACCTATATTTTTAAAAAAAGTATATAAAATAATAGTAATAATAAAGAAAGTCTATAAAATAGGGATTCTTGAAAAAAACTTTTTACTTTTTAGAATTTATCGGTAGCACGGTAGCAGTTTAGAAAAAAGAGGTAAAAATGTCATACACAGTAACACTATATTTTGACAACATGGTAGATGAAACCCACTTTTTTAAGAAAGAAGGTGATGCTGCAAAATGCAAGGCTCAGCTCGAGAGCAAGTATCGAGGTGATCGAATGTATAAAATAAAGATGGAGGAGCTGGAAGGATGAGTTATGATTTGGAAATCTTAGCGAAAATAGAGAGTGGAGATTATATTTGTATTGCTGAACCTAGATATAGTTCTCCGACTTACAATCTTGGGAAAATGTTTAGAATTGCTATGGATTGGGATTTTGACCAAGACACTACGTACAACATTGCTGACATTTTAGATAATATCCAACGCGGTATCTCTGAATTAGAACTGTACCCTGAAAAGTATGTGCAGTATGAACCTGAAAATAGATGGGGAACAGTTAGCGGTGCATTGAAGGTTTTAAAGTCGTTGAAAGAGTGTATTTTAGAACAAGATATTGACACGAAATATTTATATATGAGGTGGTAATATGAAACAGCCTGAACGATACACGTCTGAATACTTCATTCCTGAGCTGATTGAAGATGAAGATATTATCTTCAATAAAGACAGTGAATATCACAAGCAGAAGAAAAAAGAAAAGAAGAATCCTATATTCAAAAGAAATAAGTCCAAAAATGGCTGGGCGCTTTAAGGAGGTGGAGTGATGGATGAGCAAAACATTTTAGAGACACAATTGATTTTAGGTAAGCAAGTTTTAGAGATTGTCTTGGATTTGCTAAAAAACGACTCAAAAGCAGGGGCAGTTTTGCCTTTAAATATAAATGATCATGATTTTACTATCACGATTGAAAAGGAGGTCACAGATTGAAGCGACCAGAACGATACCCTTACACACGAAGTCAATGGGCTGAAGAAACTGTTAATCACTATACATATAAAAACGATATTTGCTATACAAGTCATATTTTAGAAAATAGACTTACTGGAGAAATTAAGGACAAGGAGGTCACAAATTGAAACGTTTTATCGCTATCTGGATTCTGCTATCTGCTGGATTGAACATCTGGCAGTCGGACAGAATTGCAGAACTAGAAAAGAATAAGCCGCTGGTTATCTATAAGGCAGATAACGCAGGCGCTGAGATATTCGGAAAGGTCGTCGAGAAAGGACGGCATGGCAAGTTGTATACAGTGACTATTAGAGATTATGGGATTTTCGTAGTTACGAAGGACGTGTATGACAAGGTGAAAATTGGGGATGAGGTGTTACTATGACAGAAACTATTAAACTACCAGACTATTATGCGCCTGATTGGAAAAATGCAAGGTACGGGTCGTTGGAAGAGCTTAAAGAATTGTTGCTCTTTAAGCGTATTGTGAAATGGGATAAGGACTTTTTGCTGCTTGAAGACGGCACAAAGGTCACTATTGAAATGTCTGAAAATGATTGCTGTGCCTCAGCAGGTGGGGAGTTCCAAGATGTATCACTTGACGCTGTGATTACTAATGTTGAAATTGGAGAACCGGAAGAAATCCCCGACCATTGGGGAACTGGTTATAAAAACAAAGTAACTATCTTCCATAATCAGAACCCTGTAGCTATTGCCAATTGTGAAGCAGAGCATAGTGGCTATTATTACAGCGTAGGCTCTTTAGTGATTGGTGATATTCATTTTCCAGTTGTTAATGCTTAGGAGGATTTAACATGACACCAAGATATAGAGCGTGGCACAAGACGTGGGAAGAAATGGGTCGGATAACCTTTATTCGTTACAAAAAATCAGGAGAAATATTTCATCTATCTTTCCGTAGAAATATATATAATGGGAATATATATGGTGGGTTAGTGAAGCTTGACGAAATCGAACTCATGCAATCAACAGGATTGGTTGACAAGAACGGCAAGGAGATTTTTGAGGGGGACATTGTACGAACTACTAGATTTTTGGGTAGAGCTGACGAAATTGGCGGTTTCTATGAATATGAGAAAGATTATTTAGGAGTTGTAAAGGTTCTTGAAGGATCTTGGGTTATTGATACTGGCAGTGACGCAGTGAATTTGTGGTCTGAAATTGATGAAAATGAAGTACTTGGCAACATCTATGAAAACCTTGAACTTTTGGAGGATAAGGAATGAACGAGGAGATGGAACATGAGAATTAAAACATCAATGGGAACAATCATCAATGTTGACAGGATAAAGCGCAGTATCACAATTGAGGGCGTTGAATTGGGCTCAGATTGTCGTGCTTTAGTCTCTAAGCACAAAGATGGTACAGGTACAATAACATTAGTTTTTGATGGGAAAATAATTTAAAAGTGTGATCACGAATAAAGAATAAAATAAAAAAAGCCAGCACAGCTGACTCCTTTGTGATATACCCAATAAAAATATTATATCATAAAGGAGCTATGTTGTGAGGTTATTAAAAAAGGTTGACGTGCAATTCACCAAGAAAAATGTCTATGATGTTCTAGAGAGCTATCGTTCGTATGTCCGAATGGCAGGCGCTGAGTATTTACCTAAAATCACAACGACCTACTCATTTGAGCCAAAGACATTTACTGGTAAGAACACAGCTACCGAGAATATGGTTATCGAACATGTGGATGCAGAGGCAGAGGTTTTGGAGATTGAGAGAGCAGTCAACTGCATTATGGATCCATACGTTCGGCAGGTTATAGCAAAGAAGTACATGGATATGAAAATCCAATTATCAGACAAGGCTATCTATATGGATTTAGGCTATTCTGAGAGCGAGTTCTACCGCATGCTTAGCAGAGGTGCTTTGGAATTTGCGGAAGCCTATCGAAAAGGTAAGTTGATTGTCTTTCGTAAATTTTTGGGAGATATTTGCAAGTAAATTGCTAGGAAATGGCTTATTTTACATGATAAAATAGTATTGTCAAGTGATAGGTTATTTGACATCTCCTTTATTTTTTCATTTTATTTCCGAGGTTTCGGCCTCGTTTTGGCGATGACAGGCGTAAAGTGATTTTCTCTCCAATGTATTTTCAAACTTTTCGGTTCGATTCCGGGCATCGCCGTTTATATTATATTTTGCAACGAGGTATTTAAAATGAAGCAAGCAATGTTTAATAAATTGGAAGATGCAAAACAATTTGCGAAAACTGTAAAAGAATTGTTGTGTATCAAAGAACCTGTAATGATTAAGAATAAACTGACGTATATTGTTGTTTATAAATAATCTAACGTAATTAACACGCAAGGTTGTAGTCGTCTTGCAGAAAGGTCGCACATCGTGTGGCTTTTTTTGATTATTAAAAAGGTGGTGATGGACATTGGGTTAAATCAAAGACAAAAGATGTTTGCGAGCGAGTATTTGAGGACTGGAAATGTCTATCAATCCGCAATATTCGCAGGTTATAGTGAAGCGTATGCTAAGACAACAGCTAGTAAATTGCTAGAAAATGCAAGCATTAAAACGTTTATACAAACCGAAACTGAAAAGATGCATGATGAAAACATTTTGAGCGCTAAAGAGGCTCTTTCAATTCTCTCGGACATTGCAAGAGGCAAGCGACTTGAAGAGGTTTTGATGATGAACCCTGTCACTGGAGAAGTTGATAGAGTTACAAAAAAAGCAGACAATAACACAGTTATTAAAGCGATAGCTGAGATATTAAAGCGTTATCCGACTGCTAAACAAGCTGAAAAGCTAGAACTTGAAATCGAAAAACTCAAATCACAAATCGGTGTGGATAATGAACAAGACGATAAGCTGATAGAATTTGCTAAGGCTTTGAGAGGTGCTTTTGACGACAAATAAATTTACAAAACGACAAGAAGAAGTGCTTACACGAGTATTGAACGATGATTTCTTTATTTGTGGGCTTCACGGTGCAAAACGTTCAGGTAAAACTGTTTTAAACAACATGGTCTTCATGAATGAGATTGCACGAGTGAGAGAAACAGCGGATAGATTAAACATAGATGAGCCGATGTATATCTTAGCTGGGACATCTTCGACATCGATACAAAATAATATCATTCAGGAATTGTATAACATGTTTGATATTGAACCTAAATACGATAAGCATGGAGCTTTTACCCTTTGTGGTGTTAAGGTGGTTCAGGTCTATACTGGTTCGATTTCAGGTTTGAAGCGAGCCCGTGGTTTTACTGCATTTGGAGCTTATGTAAACGAGGCGTCCCTTGCTAATGAACAGGTGTTTAAAGAAATTATCTCACGTTGTTCAGGAGAGGGCGCACGTATTGTTTGGGATAGTAACCCAGACATTCCTACACACTGGCTCAGACGGGATTATATCAACTCTGGGGATGATATGATCATAGACTTTCATTTCAAGCTAGATGATAATACATTCATGTCTGATAGATACCGTGAGAATATCAAAAATGCTACGCCAGCTGGTGTTTTTTACGACAGAGACATCCTTGGTTTGTGGGTAACTGGCGAAGGGGTTGTCTATCGTGATTTTAGCGAGAATATGTTTGTAGATAACGTACCAGAAGATATTACCAAAGTATACGCAGGAGTTGACTGGGGTTATGAACACTTTGGCTCAATCGTTGTTATTGGAGAAGCATCTGACGGTTCGGTTTATCTGTTAGAGGAACATGCACATCAGTACAAAGAGATAGACTTTTGGGTAGACCTCGCTAAGAATATCAAGGAACGATACGGGAATATTACGTTCTGGGCAGATAGCGCACGACCTGAACACGTTGCAAGATTTCAAAGAGAGCAGTTGAGGACATTCAACGCTAATAAAGCGGTATTGTCTGGTATTGAAGAAGTAGCTAAGCTGATGAAAGCTGGGCGCTTTTTTGTTGTTTCGAACAAGGTCAGCAAGTTTAAAGATGAAGTCTATCAGTACATCTGGAATGAAAAGACAGGCGAGCCAGTTAAAGAGAATGACGACGTGCTAGATGCGGTGCGTTATGCGATTTATTCGCAACATTCTCAACCAAAAGCAACCGTCCGCAGACGTTCTGATTATGGTCTATAGAGAGGAAAGACATGTACCAATATTTAACTTATCCACGAGATGGATATGATGAGGGTTCTTTGAAGAAAGATCTGATTTACAAATTGATAACGAAACATAGCACTGAAGGCTCACGTTTGAAGAAACTTAAAAGCTACTACTTGGGTGAGCATGCTATCTTAAATCACAAGAGACGCAACGAGAACGCACCCAATTACAAGACAGTAGCCAATCATGCCAAGGATATCGCAGACACGGCTACAGGCTATTTTATGGGCAATCCTATCAAGTACAACAATACTGCCGAAGGTGATATTGATGAACTACTTACAGCCTTTGACGGTGCTGAGATTGACCAAGTAGATGCGCAGAACGCTTTGAACATGGCCATCTATGGTCGCGCTTATGAGTACATCTATGCCAAAGAGGGAGTGACTGAGTTGGACTCAACTAGTATTGACCCAGAGAATACTTTCATGGTCTATGATGATAGTATTGAGCGGAAGCCTTTATTTGCGGTCTATTACTACCAGGTCAAAGATGATACGAAAGATACTACTAAGTACCAGGCAGAAGTCTTTACTGAGAATCTGCATTATCATATGGTGCTGAGAAGTACAGATTCAGGGACATCTCAGATTGAAGAGGCAACACCTCATAACCTTGGTCAAATCCCGATTATCGAGTATCGCAATAATCATTTTGCGATTGGCGACTACGAGCAACAGATCAGTTTGATTGATGCCTATAATTCCTTGATGGGTAACCGAGTCAATGACAAGGAGCAGGCAGTAGAGTCTATCCTTGTCTTGTATGGTACGCAGTTAGCAGACACGCCAGAAGATGCTAAGGTAGCGATGAAGATTCTTTCTGAAGAAGGTCTTTTGGAGTTACCCGGCGATAGTGCAAGAGCGGAGTTCTTGAAGAACACGCTGGACGAAAGTGCTACTGAAATCTTGCGTACGGCTTTGAAGGAGGATATCTACACATTCAGCCATGTGCCTAACTTGACTGATGAGAATTTCGCAGGGAACACATCGGGCGTAGCCATGGAATTCAAGCTGATGGGCCTTGAGATGATTACTAAAACCAAGGAAGCGAACTACAAGCGTGGATTAAGACAGCGGATTGCGATTTTTGCTCATTACCTAGGCATGAAGCAGATTGCACTAGAGTCTCATTCAATCGTTCCGCAGTTTAGCCGCGGTTTACCTAAGAACTTACTGGAAATCTCTCAGATTGTGAACAACTTGGAAGGCAAAGTGACCAATAGACAGCTTATTTCACTCTTGCCGTTTGTGGAAGATCCTGACGCTGAACTGGAAGCCTTGGAAGAGGAGAAAGAGAAGAACATGGAACGCATGCCAGTGTTTAACCAAGACAACACGAAACCCGAAGACGAGGTAGAGGATGAAGAATCAGGAGTACTGGGCGAAGAGGAAAGCCAATCTGATTTACCAACAGATGGACAAGGCCGAAAAGCAGGCAGACCAGTTCGATAAGGTCTATCAAGAAGCTAAGACTTACTTGGATAAGGAAATCAATAAGATTTTCGATAGATTCCAGCGTGATTATGGTTTAAGTCAGGTAGATGCTAGACAAGTCTTGAAGAACATGAAAGACAAGAAAGACTTGAATGAACTTCGTAAGGTGCTTGAAGCGAGACCGAATGACCCGAATATCCAAAGGTTGCTGGCTGACTTAGATAGTCCAGCTTATTCTTTCCGTATGAAGCGCCTAGAACGTTTGAGCGACGATTTAGACCGTATGCGTGAATCTATCTATCATTCAGAGAAGACAGGCTCAGATGCCTTTTATAGCGACCTGATGAAGGATAGCTACTACAAGGCTACCTTTGACCTGCAACAGCAGACAGGGCTGGCATATGGCTTTTCTGGGCTTCCTGAGAGCGAGATAAAACATCTACAGTCTTTTAGTTGGTTAGGAGATGGAAGAACCTACTCTACAGACATCTGGAAGAATACAGGGAAGCTTACATCAAGCATAAAAGATGAACTACTTATGAGCCTCATGACAGGACGAGGAACACGAGAAACTGCACAAGCAATTGCTGAGCGGTTCAATGTAGGTCAGAATGATGCTAGGCGTTTGGTCCGGACGGAATCAGCCTTTTTTCACAACCAAATGGAACTACTTAGCTATGAAGAAGCAGACATAGAAAAGTATATCTTTGTGGCCGTCTTAGACAAGCGTACATCACGCATCTGTCAGGAACATGACAATCAGGTCTATGATAGGGATAAGGCTGTCCCTGGTGTCAATTGTCCGCCTATGCACCCTTGGTGTAGGTCTACTACTGTCGGATACGATGAGGACGTAGACTACAGCAAGTTGAAGCGCAGAGCAAGGAATCCAGTAACAGGTAAGACCGAGCTAGTACCTGCTGATATGACTTATAAAGAGTGGTATAACAAGTATGTTGCGAAAGATGTAAAAAATGAAATACAAGATTATAAGAAAAGTGACAAAACCGTTTCAAGATATAATACCCCAAAATTGTTTTCTGATGTTAGTAACGCATGGGATGAAATTGGGAGGGGTGGATTATCGAAAGAACAACTTGTAGACTTGCTAGAATCTGAATATGAATTAGGTAATTTTTCGAGTGATATAACCAAATTGATAGGAGTAAGTTCTGCTTATATAGATGTTAGCAGTTTAGCTACTTCATTAGTGAGACATGGACAACAGTATTCCTTAGATGAGTTTATGTTAATAAAAGAGGCAGTTCAAAAACCTTATTTGATTCTAGATAATTCAGAGAGGGTTGAAAAATCAATTATTTCATATGTAAAAATACCTAACAAAGATAAGGTCATTATGGAAGCGGTGATGGTGCCACGAGATGAAATGCTAGTCATTCACTTTAACAAGGTGGGGATTCGTCAAGTTAAAAAGAATGAAAAAAATATGTTGACGCTTTACAAAAAGGGAAAATAGTGCTATACTTTCAGTAAAGATAGAGGTTGAGAATCTGTCACCAACGCGCCACTTATAGTGGGTCGAGAAATGCAGGAGCCCCGACAGTCCTGCCTATCTGTGCACTAAACAATCGTTTAGTGCTTTTTTCGTGCCAAGAAAGGAAATTTTAATGAACAACAAGTACAAAAAATTGATAGAATTGATTGAAGATAACGGACTTGAAATACAATCGAAGAAATGTTATGACCCACAGAGTGCTTGGACTGGAAAAAATTTGTGGATTGTTGATAAGAAAAAACAAAATAAAATTTTTGATTTATCGGGTAATGGCTATTGTTTTGACGACAAGTCGGTCGATAAAGCTATTGAAGAAGTTGAAAAGTATTTGTCTCTTAAAAACATGAATACTTTTGATGCTTTCAAAGAATGGGTGGACAAGAATGCTAAGCCTCAAAAATGATGCTTAGAAAGGAGTAAATACATGTTTATATGGGATTGGGTATCAATCGCTTTCGGGTGGTTGGTATTTTTGTTGTTAATATTTATTATTATGGCCGTAATCAGCGGAATAATTAAAGGTGTAAAGAAAGGATTGAAAAAATGAAAGATTGGAAAGAGCGCTTTAAAAAAGAATACTACGAATTGAAAGAACGATTCCAGAAGTTAGATATGATGATTGGGAAATACGAAAAAGGGCAACTTGAGTTTGAACCTAAATGTCCGATCGATTTGTTAAAGAGGCAACGTTCGGTTATGTGGGATTATCTTTCAACTCTAGAACAGCGTGCAAAAATTGAAGAAATTAAATTATAAAATCTAACCACAAAACGGAGGAATAAAAATGTTAGAAAAAGCAAAACAATTGGCATCACAAGAATTTTCGCGCTTGTCAGGTCGTGAAATCAAAGCAGAAGATTGCTTTGTAGTTTGGTTTAGCAAGACCCTGCAAAACTGGAAAGCTCTTGTTAGTACGAACACAATTACATCAAGCGAGACTTGTGGAGATTATGCAGAAATCACGCATAATGGAGACAAGAAAGAGACTTATGTGGATGTTTACGCCAAGGTTTCAAATCACGCCATTAAAGATTAGGAGGTAATCCAACATCTTGACTTGCAGGAATAGACTGCTATAAATTACTGTAAATTGCTATAAACCGTGTCGAATTCGATGCGGTTTTTATATTGTCCAAACTGTACCGATGACATTAAAAGCTGTACTGTTCCGTCGCCGGACGTAAAGCGAGATTATCGAGTGGCGACGTAATCGCTGGAGGACAATTATGTCAGAAGAAATCAATGCAACTGTATCTACTGAATCAACTGAGACTGTCGACACTCAAGAAAATGTTGATACAGTGCAGGAAGAAAAGCACGAACGAACTTTCACTCGTGCTGAAATCGGTAAGATGCTATCTGCCGAACGCTCTAAATGGGAAGCTGAGCAAGAAGCCAAGGAAAACGAAGCTAAGAAGCTTGCTAAGATGAACTCTGATGAGAAACAGAAATATCAGTTGGATCAGCGTGAGCAAGAATTGGCTGACCGTGAAAAGGCTATTGCTCGTAAAGAATTGACCGCAGAAGCTAAAGCAATGCTAAGTGAACGTGACTTACCTGTTGAATTAGTAAATGTAGTTGATTTGACAAGCGCAGAGACGGTATCTGAATCTGTCGCTGTATTGCAGAAATCATGGGAGCAAGCCGTACAAAAAGGCGTACAAGAAAAGCTAAAAGGCGGAGCTCCAATGAAGCAAGCACCAGTTGATAGTGACGGTATCACAAAAGAAGAATTTGCTCGTATGGGTTATCAGAGTCGAAATGAACTCTATCAAAAGAACCCAGAACTCTATAAGAAATTGAAAGGTTAAAATAAATGACAGCAGGACAAACTAAATTAGCCACTATGGTTAACCCAGAAGTGATGGCGGACATGGTTTCCGCTAAACTACCTAAATTGATTAAATTCACTCCGCTTGCTTATGTGGAGACAGCGCTCCAAGGCCAACCGGGTAACACTCTAACAGTTCCAGCTTGGGAGTACGCAGGAGATGCGACAGAGGTTGGAGAAGGCCAAGCTATTTCTCCAGACCAATTGACTACTAAAAAGACTACTATGACAATCAAAAAGGCTGCTAAAGGTTATGAAATTACCGATGAAGCTCTTTTGTCAGGTCTTGGCGACCCACTAGGTCAAGCTACTTATCAGCTTGGTTTGGCTATTGCTAACAAGATTGATGATGATCTTGTAGAAGTTGCTAAAACAGCTACTCAACACATTTCAGAAGCTCCAACAACAGGAGCAGCTCTTGATAAAGCACTTGCTATTTTTGACGATGAAGAAGACGCAAAATATGTAGCTCTTATCAATCCAGCAGATGCCATTGATTTGCGTGCTAACACTGTGAAAGAATGGATTTCAGGCACAGAAGTAGGAGCGAATACAGTTGTTTCTGGTACATTTGGAGAAACACGAGGTGTTCAAATCGTCCGTACTAAGAAAGTTGAAAAAGGAAAAGGCTTTATCGTCAAAGTATCTCCTAGCCAAACTCAGACAGATGACGCCAATAAATACGGTGCATTTGTGATTATGCTAAAACGTGATGTGGCTATCGAAACAGACCGTGACATCCTTAAAAAGACAACGGTTATCACTGGCGATGAACACTATGGCGTTTACCTATACGACCCTACACGAGTTGTAAAATTCGGTGAGTAAGAGGTGACGATATGAGCTTATTGCTACGACGTCATTATATCCAAGAGGAGCAAGCTGGCCAGTATTCTGATTTAGAGAATAAGACTCTAGAAGAGTTGAAGAATCTAGCCAAAGAAGCTGGCATAGCTGGCGCCTATAAGTTATCAAAAGCTGAAATTGTAGAGGTGTTGGAGGATTTAAAAAGTGAAATTTAAAATCAAACAAGATTTCTATGATTGGGAATCAAATGTGAAACGACTGGCAGGAGAGGAACTTGAGATTACTGAGGAGCGTTATGCTGAGCTGGCTGACAATTTTGCCAGCAACGGTGTCGCTATCTCAGATGTTCTTGAGGAAATCCTCCCTGAACCTGAGTTCTTAGAAGAGGATTGATATGTCTATAGAGTTGCTGAAGAAATTAACAGGCGAAGAAGATACTCAGCTTCTCATGTTGCTCCAAACGAGGGCTACAAATCTTATCTTGTCAGAGACTAATCGCACATCTTTGACACCTGCTTTAAGTCTCTTAATACCTGAGGTTGCTATCGAGCTCCACAATCGCTCAGGAGCGGAAGGAGAGCATTCTAGAACCGAGGGTGGTATAGCAGTAGTGTACGGAGAAAACGGCCTGTCTACGGGTCTTCTACAGCGTATCCGCATGCACAGACTAGCAAGGGTGGCAGGCCATGTTTTTGAAGCAGAGTAGACTGAAACCTTATCCAATGAGACGGTTTGAGAAGACTGTTACAGAGGAAGGTGTCGCAAAAGAAGGATATGCCAAGGAAGCTGAGACAGTCCGTCTTGAGTTGTGGCCAGCTAGTAGCAAGTTACAATCTGAATTGTATGGCGAGCGTGTCAATGATATTTTGAATGCAAATGCCAACAAGTCAGCTACTATCAAAGTGAAAGATGGTGTGTGTATCGATAGCCCGACGGAAGTAACTCACAGGGTTATTTCTAAAAAGGTCTACACACATCATCAAGTCTTGGAGTTAGAGCGTGTCAGAGCTACTAGGGGCAGATAGACTTATAGCTAAGTTCAGAAAGTTGTCAGATGTTACACAACGAGACATTGTTTCAAAGGCGGTTCATCATGCAGCTAAAACCATTGTTCAAGCCGATGCTAAAAGACTGGCACCAGGCAACAATGGAGAACTTAGAAATAGTATCAAGACTAGGGTTAAAATGGACGGAGATAAGGCTATAGGAGAGGTTTACACAAATCTACACTATGCTCCATACGTAGAGTTTGGTACAGGGCCAAAAGGACAAGCTAGCCATTCAGGTATATCACCAGAGGTCAGCGTGTCTTATCGCTCTAGCCCGTGGTATGTGCATGAAGACCAAATCAATGTAGGACCGTACCACTTTCAAAAAATTGGGGAGTTCTACAAGATGTATGGTCAACCTGCTCAGCCTTATCTTTATCCAGCTTTGAGAGACAATCAAGAGTGTGTGTCTAAGAATATTTCGAATTATGTCCGTAGAAAGATAAGAGAACAAATATAATGATCAATATCAAGCCTGTTATTTATAAAGAATTGCAAAAGGTCGCAGATAATGTGACTGATACTTATCCTAGCGATTGGGAGAATTTCCCAGTCGTTATTTTTTTGGAAGAACAAAACAAGCCCGGTGATTGGTTTGATGACAAGGAACAAAAATCCTCTATCCGCTATAAGGTGGATATTTTTGATGATACCAGCACTAGCGAGTTAGCTGTTAAAATCAATCAGATTTTTGAGTCTTTAGGTTTGAGAAGAACCGACTGCCAAGACGTGCCAGATCCGTCTCATTTGAGACATAAGGTCATGCGTTTTGAAGGTATCGTTGATTTACACTCAGAGCTTGTTTTTCAATTTAGAATGGAGAATTAAACATGTTAGCAAATGGAATTAAATTGGCCTTTAGTGAAACGAAGGGCAATTATCAGAATCTTGTAGGGCTTAAGGAAGTACCTGAATTTGGTATCGAGCCCGAAAAAGTAGAAAATACTACTCTTGCAGATACGGTGAAGAAGTACGAGTTTGGTATCGGGGACGCAGGAGAACTTGAGTACAAGTTCGCTTATAATAATTCAAGCGCAACAGCTCCTTACCGTGTATTACGTAAGGCAGCAGATGGCAAGAAAAAACTCTACTTTGAGCAAACCTACCCAGACGGTACTAAGGTCACTTTTGAAGGTCAAGTATCTGTTAAGCTTGGCGGTGGCGGTGTCAATGCCGTTATCGAGTTCACGCTTAAAATTGCATTGCAGTCTGAATTGACATTTGTTGATGGTATTGGAGGTTAATTAGATGGCGTTAAAATACACAACTTGGAAAGTTACTGACGAAAAAGAGTTGAAGCTACGTTTGACATCTCATCAGGCTGCAACTGTGGAAGAAAAAATCGGCATGAACTTGCTGAAGATTTTCATGCCTGAGGCTGGCGAAGAGTTCACTTTACCGCCTTTGAAAGTTATGTTGTTGTTAGTTCACGGCGCCTTGCAGCAGTACGAACATGGGTATTCTTTTGAGGATGTCTACGATCTATACGATGAATACGTGGATAACGGTGGAGACCAAACAACCTTCATGACAGAGGTTTTAATGCCACTATTTGAAGTATCGGGTTTTACTCCACGAGGAAGCAAGGACAAGAAAACTTCCAAGAAGAAAATGACAGTAGTCGAGTAATCTTAACAGTAACGCAGATTATTGAGAGGCTTTATCCTATGTTTTTGGACATCGGAGGTAAGCCTCTTGATTTTTGGGATTTAACGGTGCTTGAAATCAGAGAAATGATTGAAAGCTACAACCGTGTCAAAATCCAAGAGCGTAAAGAGAAGATTATTGACTCTTACAGACTTTCGCAGATGATATCCAACCACATTTCCTTATTGTTATCCAAAGATGCTAAGGTTTTTGAGTTTTGGGAATATGCGCCTGAGTTGTTTGTAGAAGAACAACAAGCGGTAGAACAGGAACGACAGAGACAAGCGCTTTTGTTGCATAGGGAACGGATGCGTGAATTTGCAGAGAGGCATAATCGAAAAAGGAAGGAGGAAGTAAATGGCAACTCTTGACGAATTGAAAGTCATGATTGACGCTGAGATAGCGCCTTTCAGGAAGAAGATGAAAGAAGTCGAGAATCAGGTCAAAGGAACATCTGACCAAGTGAAGAACGCGACTGCAAAAGTTCGTGAACAGTCGAATTCTATCGGTAGTGCGTTTGGCAAGCTGGCTAAGTTCGCTGGTTTTGCAATCCTTGGTAAGAAATTGCTTGATGTTGGGATGTATTCAACGCAGACAGCTCTTGAAGTAGCAGCGTCTATGAACCAAATCAAGCGACAGATGGGCGAGAGTTCGCAATCTTTCTTAAAATGGGTTAACGATAACGCCAACGCTATGAATATGGGGGTGGGTGAGGCTACTAACTACGGTGCAGTCTACTCAAACCTATTTTCTGGATTTATCAAAGACACCAACAAGCTAAGTGCTTATACCGCTAAGATGTTGCAGACATCGGCAGTTGTTGCCGAGGGCTCAGGGCGTAGCATTACAGACGTTATGGAGCGTATTCGCTCAGGTTTACTAGGGAACACCGAAGCAATTGAGGATCTAGGAATCAACGTTGGAGTTGCTATGATTGAGTCTACTGAAGCCTTTAAGAAGTTCGCAAACGGACAAAGCTGGCAACAGTTGGACTATCAAACCCAGCAACAAATCCGTCTTATGGCTATTTTGGAACAGGCTACAGCCAAGTATGGAGATACCTTATCCAACTCAGTCAACGGCAGTATCAGCCTGTTTAAGTCACTGATGAAAGATAGTGCATTGAATCTGGGTAATGCTATGTTACCGATTATCAATGCCATTATGCCTGTCTTGAATTCTTTTGCAATGGTATTGAAGAACGTGACTGCTAAACTTGCTGAGTTTATCGCTTTGATGTTCAACAAGAAGGCAACAGTGAAAGACGGTGTCGGTGGAGCAGTTGGAGACATGGGTAACGCCATGAAGGATGCTGCAGGCGGAGCAGGAGACCTTGCTGACGCAGTAGATGACGCTGGAGATTCAGCAGGAGGACTTGCTGACAATCTTGGAGACTCAGCCAAAAACGCTAAGAAGGCTGCTAAAGAATTGCTAGGTCTTTTGGGATTTGATGAGATTAACATCTTACAAAAACCAAAAGACGACGACGCAGGCGGTTCTGGAGGTGGTGGAGGCGGTGGCGGAGGCAAAGGTGGTAAAGGAAAGGGAGGCGGTGGCGGACCTTTCAAAGACATCTTGCCAGAAGTCGAGTTGACCGACATGGACAACAAATTCAAGAGCATTTTTGATGGTCTTGGAGATAAGCTGAAAGGGTTGTTTGATCTCTTCAAAAAAGGTTTTGATGCAGCGTTTAGACCAGAAGGCTTAGAGCGTATTAAAGCTGCTTTAGAACGAATCAAGAAAACTCTTGAAGAAATCGCTACTGATCCAAGAGTTGTAAATGCCTTTAACCGCATGACCGAAAAAATCGCTTATGCTTTGGGCCAAATTGCTGGTTCGTTAGCCACTATCGGAGTTGGTATTGGTGTACTCCTTACTGAAAGTATTGCGAACGGCCTTGAAAGGCAGAAAGAACGCATTATCAGGGCGCTAGTCGCTTTGTTTGATAATATTGGTAACATTGCAGAGGCTGTAGGGAACATCGCTCAGGCCTTTTCTAGTGCTTTCTACGATGTCATTACTTCAACTGGTGCGGTTCGTATCGGTAGCGCTATTGTGTCAACTCTATTAAGTTTGACATCTACCATTGTTGAAGTCGGTAGCAAATTAGCAGGAAGTTTGTTTAAAGGTTTTGAAAAAGTCGTTGTGACAAGCGCTCCTAAAATTTCATCAATGCTTCAAAGTCTTTTGGACATTGTAGCTCCGATATTTGAAACTATTGAAAGTGTTGTTGATAAGTTTGGCGATGGGTTGAGTAGTGTCTACGATGAACATGTAGCCCCTGCTATTGACTCTATTGCTAATGCTTTTAATGGACTAATTGATATTATTCTAATACTTTGGGAAGGAAGTTGGAAGCCTTTCGCAGAGTTCTTGTCTAACACATTCGGCATAAGTATTGAAACCGTCGCTGATTTACTAGGCGGTATCATACTGGAATCATTGAAGTTACTAGCTGATACAATCAAGCTAGTGGCTGATGGTTTTACTGCTTTTTCAGATTGGTGTAAAGAAAATAAAGAGATTATCTCTACGGTCGCTAATGTGATTGGTACACTTGCAACCGTATGGCAAGGAATTAAGCTCTTGTCTTGGGCTGAACAAGCTGGAGGACTTGCAGGAGCATTCGAATTATTAAGTGGTAAGGTTTCATTTATTGTTAGCGGAATTAAAGATCTTGGACTAGCTTTGAAAGCTTTGACATTTGATAAATTGGTTAGCTTCGGTGAAACCATCTATTTGAATGCGTTGTATGCAAAAGACTTTGTGGTCAATTCAGGTAAATTGATTGTAGAGTTAGGAAAAACTGCTCTAGAACTTGGTAAATCAGCACTAGCTTGGGGTGTTCATGCAGCACAAATGGGACTTGCAGCAGCAGCGGAAATCGCTCAATCGGTTGCAGCAGGAGTTGCAGCAGCTGCAACATGGGCACTCAATGGAGCCATTGCGGTATTGACCAGTCCGATAACTTTAGTTATTGCAGCAATCGCAGCCTTAATTGCTATCGGTGTCTTGCTCTACCAAAACTGGGATACTGTTGTTGAGTTTGCTAAAACAGCATGGCAAGGACTATGTGATTTTATCAGTGGTGTTTGTCAAGCGATTGGCGAATTTTTCAGCGGTCTATGGATGAAGCTACAAGAAATCTTTGAGCCGATAGGTCAATGGTTTGGCGAGAAGTTCCAAGAAGGTTGGGACGGTATCGTTAATATCTTCAGTAATTTAGGTTCATGGTTCGGTGAGAGATGGGCTGATGTGACTAATGCTTTGACAGAAGTTGGTTCTTGGTTAGGCAATAAATTCCAGCAAGGTTGGGATGCAATTAGCAATACATTTAGCAAGTTGGGTTCGTGGTTTGGTGACCGTTGGAATGAATCTAAAGACGCGCTTGCCGAAGCAAACACTTGGCTTGGAGAGAAATTCCAATCTGGTAGAGATAAAGTGAATTCCGCTTTTGAAAAAGTTGGCTCTTGGTTCGGTGATAGATGGAATGATATCAAAGATGGAGTAAAAGAAGCTGATACATGGTTTGGAGAGAAATTTGAGAGTGCAAAAGAGAAAACTCAGAATCCTTTCCAAAAAATCGGCTCTTGGTTTGGCGATAGATGGAAAGACATGCAAGATGCCTTGAAAGAAATCCCTAACTGGTTCAAGAATCTGTTTAATGATGCAATGGATAACGCAAAAAGCGCAGTACAATCAGGTGTTGATGCGCTTAAGAGTATTTTTGATTTCGAGTGGCACTTGCCAAAACTTGAGTTGCCTCACATTAATATAACTGGCGGTTTTAGTTTGAATCCACCTAGTTTTCCTAGCTTTGATATTTCTTGGTATGCACGAGGTGGTGTATTCAACTCACCTAGCATTATCGGGGTCGGAGAAGCTGGTCAAGAAGCGGTAATGCCCCTTGAACGGAATACAGGTTGGATTTCTACTTTGGCTCAGAAAGTAGCTGAAAGAATGCCTGTTAACAATGCCCCTGCAGGCTATTCATTACCAGCTGGTGATATTGTTATCCAAATCGCAGGCCATGAGTTCGGACGGGTAGCAATTCAAGAAATCAACAAGGAACACGAACGAGCAGGTCAAACCTTGCTCAAGATTTAGGAGGTTAAATGGCACAATTGAGAATCAATGGGGTGGCTGTGAAGCCTCCCAAATCTTTTCAAGTCGGTATTCAGGATATCGATGGAGAAACAGGGCGTAACGCCAATGGAGACATGGTGCGTGACCGTATCACGACCAAACGCAAACTAGACTGTGAATGGGGCATGCTGACTCAGGAAGAAATGAGTCAGCTTTTAAATGCCGTGTCAGCAGTCTTTTTTGAGGTTTCATACCCTGACCCTGTTAAAGGTCAGACGACTGGGACTTTTTACGTCGGCGATAGAACGGCTCCAAGCTATACCTTTACTGAGAAGTTTAAACCTTGGTCTGGCGCTAAATTTAATCTGGTAGAGAGGTAAGAAAATGGACGCTTTAACTAGACGACAATTTGACAGAGCCATGCTTGCCAAGGAGAGGACGCTGGATATCCGTGTTGGTGATTATGCTTCACGGGATATCAAAGAGGCTAGTTTTGAGTATGGCTATATCAAGGGTGATACTTATAAGCCCGGTGGAACCTGTGCTGGTAGCGGTAAGATTACCTTTACCAGCATCATAACCACATTCAATAAGCTGGATATCCTACATCCTGAGATTGGGCTACTGGTTGGGGATACCTACCAGTGGGTTAAGATGGGAGAATACTTCATCAACGATATTGAGATTGACCGAAACCGCAACACAACCACGCTGGAGCTCATGGACGGTATGTTTAAGCTCAATCGTGAGTATGTGACAGATTTGCATTTCCCAGCTGAAGTACGAGAGGTTATTCAGGAAATCTGCCTAAAAACAGGCATTGAGTTAGCAAATGACTATTTCGGAATCAGCGCTATGCGCTATCATGTCGAGCAAATTCCTGGAGGCAAGAAACTTTCCTTCAGGGATATGTTAAGCTCCATGACTCAGATGATTGGAATGTCTTGTTTCTTCAACCGAGAAGGTAAGATGGAAATCCGTGATTTAACTGAGTCAAATATCACAATCAACGCAGATAGTTACTTCCTACATGGTTTAATCAAGAGCGAGATTGAGTATCAGATAGCAGGTATCACTTGTAAGACGGACAAGAAGTCTCTAACGGTCGGTATGAAGACAGGTCGGTCTTTGGAACTGGACAATGTCTTCATGATCCAGAGCGCTTTAAATGACCTGTACTACAAACTGAAAAACCTGACTTACTATCCTTACAATCTCAACTACCAAGGGCATTTACTGCTTGAGGTTGGGCAGTGGGTAACCATTCAGACCAATAAGAAAGAGACTTTTAAAGTTCCTGTGTTAAGTCAGAGCTTTACTTTTAAAGGTGGTCTGAGAGGTCGTATCAGTGCAGATAGTAAATCTGGAAACGATACTCAGTATTCTTACGAGGGTACGATTACCAAGCAGATAAAACAACAAGATGGCATTGAAGCAAAAATCCAAGCGCAGATTGAAGCAGCAGACGCAGCCTTTGATGCCGAGTTCAAAAAGCGTAAAAAAGAGATAGATGACGGTATCGAACTTGCCAAGGCTAAGGCGGAAGAAGTCAAGCAAGAACTATCGGATACTATCAATCAGCGATTCAACAGCTTTGACAACGGCCCATTACAAGAAGTCAAGCGCAGGGCTGAAGAAGCCTTGAGGAACGCTGGCGCAAGCAGCTTGCTTGCTCAGGAAGCTAAACGGATTGGGTTAGATTCTGTTGCCAAGCTTGAAGCATTCAAGACGCAGACTACGAGCGCCCAAACGGCCTTGTCGGGTGATTTGGATGCTCTGAAACGAACCATCGCGAATGATATTCGACCGAAGCAGGCACAGGCTGAAGCTGAGATTGCCAAGCAAGTCGAAGCACTTAACAAGACCAAGAATGATTTGTCTGGTGTGAAGTCAGCGCAAGCGACGTATGAAGAGACAACGACTCGCAGATTGGCAGAGCTGACCAACTTGGCCAATGGTAAAGCCAGCAAGTCAGAACTCACGCAGACTGCGGAGGAGCTGGCTAGTAAGATAGCGAGTGTGCAGGTTGGGGGGCGGAATTATATCCGAGGAACAAGACGCATGGCTCTAGCCAGCGGATTGTGGACATCAAGTACCTTTAGGCCATCAGGAACTGGAACAGCAAAGACTATTGAAGTACCAAATAGTCCAGCGACTGGATTTGATAAAGCAATACGATTGACCTCAAGTAACGCTAGAGGCCAAATCGGCATTGCTCAGGACAGGTTTGAAATAATGCCAGGAACCTATACTGTGTCTGTCTGGGTAAAAGGTTCAGTTGGGCAAAGAGTTAAGTTACAAACTTACTGGGAGCCTGACGATGAAACAGGTATAAGTCCATATTTTATCTTGAAAGATGATAAATGGACATATTTGACATTTTCAAACGAGCGAAAAAAAGCTGGAACCGTATCAATTGGCTATGTATATCTCGTAAATGCTGATGCTGGAGAATACTTAGATGTTCTTGCGCCTCAGTTGGAAAACGGGAGTTTAGCGACAAGTCCCAAAGAAGCTCCAGAAGATACTGAAAACCAAATCTCAGCTGTCGAATCAACCTTTAAGCAACGGGCCGATTCACTTGATGCTGGTGTGAGAAGTCTGACTGAAGGTCTCAGAACCAAGGCGGATATCAGCGCACTCAACGTGACTGCCGAGAATATCAAGCAGTCCGTGAAGAGTTTGGAAACAAGCACGCAGAACAAGCTGGATCAGAAATTGAGTCAGGCTGAATTTGAAGTGCAGGCTGGCTCTATTCGTCAGGAAATCCTGAACGCAACTAAGGACAAGGCAGATAAGACCTTGGTTGTGGCTGAAGCTGGGAAATTGCGAGAAGAATTTTCAAAAATGAAGGTCGGTAGTCGTAACTATGCTGAAGACTACGACTTTTCAAGAGGACTTTGGCACTATAATCAAGGTGATAACAGCCCTCGAGATTGGACTATCTCAAACGGAGAATATAATGTAAAAGGAACCACGAAGACTTGGAAACAGTTGCAAATCCATTCGAAAGAAGGAAGTCAAGCTTCAGGTAAGAGTTCGACAGCTCTTCTAGACTTGGAACTTGGCGAAACTTATACGCTTTCTTTTCAAGCTATGTGTCACTCTGGAAATCCAAGGGTTTGGGTCTCTTTAAGAGCCAATCGAACAGTACCTGGCAATCCTGAGATTATATCTGGCAATTTTAATCTTACGTCTAGCTGGCAGACTTATCAAGTCACTATACCAGCGCTGACCAAGCCTGATAATTTCGATCTCTGGCGAATCATTCTCGGTTATAACGAGATTGGTCATGTAGCCTTTCGCAAGGTTGAATTGACCAGAAGTTCTACTCGTATAGATGCGGGTCCTGCCCCCGAAGATGGCAAGACGGATCTGGTCGTTGCCAAATCTGAATTTGAGAAGACCGCCGAAGGTCTGTCTATGAAGCTAGCAGCGGTTGAAAGCTATGTCAGCCAAGACGGACAGAGACAAGAAGCTTTACGAAAATATTCTCGTGATGAGAGCGCCCGACAAGCGACAACAGTCCGTGAGCTTGTGAGCCGTGATTTTGTCGGGAAGGTAACCTATCAGGAAGATGTCCGCGGAATCAACCAACGAATCGAAGAAGCCAAGAAAAATGCAAGCAATGAACTTACAACTCGACTTGCGAATTATCGGCAGACAGTCGATGGGAAATTCACGGATATTTCCAGTCAGATAACTACTTATAAGCAAGATGTGGGCGGTCAAATCAGTGGTCTATCAAATAGACTTACAAGCAGTGAGCAAGGAACCACTACTCAGATTTCAAATCTTTCAAATCGGATAAACAGTAACAAAGAAGGTACAGATAATCAGATTTCAAATTTAAAGACTCAGGTTGCTACAAACAAGGATAATGCTGAACGACAAATGGATATAATATCTGATCAGGTTTCTGCAAACAAAGCGGATGCTGATAGTCAATTTAAGAATGTGACCAATCAACTAGCGCGAAAAGTAGAGACTACTGACTTCCAGCGAGTCCAAGAGACAAGCCAGTTATACGAGCGCATTTTAGGCACATCCGAAACAGGAGCACCTGACAAGCTATCACGGCTTGTCATGAGTAGCGAGATTTTCCAGACGGAAGTTGGAAAGTATGTAACAGATGATAACAACTTGATTGTCAATTCCATGACAATGGGCAAGCATACACTTATCGGAAATAGCAATCCTAAAGCTGATATTTCTGTTAATAATGGTATCTTTACAATTAAGGCACAGGGTCTTACCAGTTATAATTGGTCAGGATTTTCACTACCTATTTACGTTAAAAAAATCTATCAAGGTGAAACATATACGCTAGGTTTTAAATACCGTATCAAGGAATATCCAGATAGTACGTTTGCTTTCAATATCAAAAATCACGGTTTAAATAAAACCTTGCTTTCTTCTGATATCGGTAAGGAACAGTCAGCATTAAACGAATGGCAAGAGTTTCAAAAAACTTTTACCGTCCGAGAAGATTTCGCTTTTGGTGAAGACGCAAACTATCCATTTTACATATATTTAGCCAAAAATGGTTGGATTGAGTTCAAAGAACCTATTTTAGTTAGAGGTAGTAGAACAGGAACGTACAAGCCTAGCCAATTTGATGACGCGTACAAACAGACAAAAGAAGCTAAAGAACTAGCAGAAAGCGCTCAAACACGGGCAATTCAAGTTGCTGAAAAGGCTGAAGAAGCAAAAAGGACAGCGGAAGCAATACGGACACAAGTCACACAGATTGCGGGTTCATGGGCAGTTCAGAACATCAACTCAGCTGGGGATATCATCTCTGGGATCAATCTGGGTGCTGACGGTCGCAATAGATTTATAGGAAAAACATTTCATATAACTGGCGAGACCTTGATTGATAATGCGGTTATCAAGTCAGCTATGGTTGATAAGCTGAAGACAGCCAATTTTGAATCTAGTTCGGTCACGACTGCGATATTAGACGCTGAAGCGGTCACGGCCGAGAAAGTGAAATTTGATAATGCGTTTATTAGGAAAATGATTACAAATGAAGCTTTTATTGAACAACTGACATCTAAACAAATTTTTGCGACAAAAGTCGAGTCCGTCATTTCTACCTCAACATTCCTAGAAGCTTACCAAGGCCGAATCGGTGGATTCACTATTGGGCGTTTTGACCAAGGAAGAGGTCGCTGGATTTCTGGTATCAACCAATTCTCAGTTGGTATGGGAAACGGCGAAGGTGGCAGTTATAATGGCGAAAATACTGCATTTTGGGCGAACTGGGGTTACAGTTGGAACTATCCTGGTCCCAATGCTTGGTATGTGACAACGTCTGGAAATATGTATTGCCGAAACGGAGCGGATTTCCACGGGAAGGTCGACTTTTCGAATAGATCAACAGTGAATTTTTATAGTCAACCGTCGTTTTCAAATGGAGCAGTGATAAATGGTAGTTTGAATGTGTCTGGTCGTATTACTTATAGTGGCGGTGAGTGGCTTTACTCACCTATATACAATAAATTATGGAAAGATTATTCACAAGGCGGTGAGTGGCTATATTTGGATAGACAAGGTAACAGTGGTAGAGATTGGATTCAGATGAATAAAGAAATCTCGGACCGTCGTTATAAATCCAATATTCAAGATAGTCAAGTATCTGGTCTAGATGCTATCAATAATTTAAAAACATACAGCTATCGTAAAGAGTACGATGGCAAAATTGAGGATATCTCTTGCGGTATCATGGCACAAGATGTCCAGAAATATGCCCCTGAAGCATTTTTTGAAAACCCTGATGGTGCATACTCATATCGCACATTTGAACTTGTACCTTACTTAATTAAGGCCATCCAAGAATTAAATCAAAAAATAGAAAAAATGGAGAAAACAATAGCATGAATAACAACATGGACGCAGTAGTAAATCAGTTAACACTTGATTCACTAACTAAAAAACTAGCAGGCAGTGAGCAAGAATCAGCTAAGCATGAGGCTCTTTATTTGTATGCAGCAAGCGAATTGCACACGATGAAAGAGGTTCTAGAATATGACCCAGCTCTAAAAGAGCTATTTGAAGAAACACAAGCTAAAATGAAAGGAACTAACTAATGAATTACGAAGTAGCAATTAAACCATATGTTAAAGGTGCAGAAAACACAACAGTAGTCGCAATCAAGATGGAAAACAACGGACGCTATTCTTACGAGCAAGTAGAACTTCACGGCGACCATACACAGGACAATGAAGCGACTTTGATTCAAGCAGTGCTGGACCATATCCGTACAGAGCTTGACCCAACGAGCGCCATCGTGCAAGTGCAAGCCAAGTTTCAAGAGGCTGAACAGGAATTGGCTGCGACAAAGGCTAAACAAACGGCTACAGACCAAGCAGTTAAGCATAATCAAGAAGAAACAGACCGCTATGGTAAAATCATCCATGCGGTCGTTTTAAATGCCGTAGCAGGTAAGACAATCGCTTATGGAACAAACTACAAGGAATTGGTAGAGTTGATTCCACTGGCTGAGGTTGGAAAACGTTACATGGCACATGACTTGATTACCATCGAAGACCCAGCGCACGTTGAGGTAGACGGCGAAGGTAAGCGTATCTTGATTCAGTTGAACAAGGAATTTACTTATAACGGTGAACCAGTCAGCGACTTTGCCCGAAATGGTCGTCTTGAAATGGACGGAACAGGCGCAGCATGGAAGTACGAACCTAAAGAATAGGAGGTGTGTATGCAAATTGAATTTTTCAATTTTTTCCGAAGCGTCGTCCAGACTGAAGATGGTCTGGTCTTGTACGCTCTGGCATTGATTGTCTCAATGGAAATCATTGATTTTGTAACAGGGACGATTGCTGCTATCGCAAATCCTGACATCGAGTATAAGAGCAAAATCGGTATTAATGGACTCCTTCGCAAAATTCTAGGGGTCCTTTTACTGATGATCCTCATCCCGATGTCTGTACTCTTGCCTGAGAAGACAGGCTTCGCATTCTTGTACTCGATCTATCTCGGGTACATCGCATTTACTTTTCAATCACTCATTGAGAATTATCGCAAATTAAAAGGAAATGTCACTCTTTTTCAGCCAATCTTGAAAGCATTCCAACGATTGCTTGAGAACGATGATGACAAAAATAAAGGAGAATAATAAATGCAACAAATTAATGAAATTATCACAAACGGAGCCGTAAGCATTGCAATTATTTTGCTTGGCATCGCAGTCAAAGCGGTCAAGGAGTACCTCATCAAAGAGGGTGGTGAAAAGACTGTCAAAATCGCTGAAATCCTAGCTAAAAATGCAGTTCATTCCGTGGAGCAGGTCGCAT